CAGGACAAGTGGATACTCTAAGAGAGGTCTCGGACTGGAAAAGGTCGCTGAGATATTTTCAAAATTAGATTGTAAAATCACAACAGACATTCATGAGTGCCATCAAGTTTCTGAGTTGACAGATGTTGTCGACATGTTTCAGATCCCTGCTTTTTTATGTCGTCAAACAGACCTCATTCAAACAGCTGCAATGACAGGAAAGATTGTCAATATCAAGAAAGGTCAATTTGTAAATGGAGCAGATATGCAGTTTGCAGTTGAAAAAGCTGACATCGTTAATCCAAAAGATGCAAATATCTGGTTGACAGAAAGGGGGTCAATGTTTGGAATCAATGACCTGGTTGTTGACTTTCGACAGATCATGGACATGAAAGAAATCCCAGACGTTCCTGTGATTATGGATTGTACTCATTCTGTCTCTCCAAAATATTCGCTTGCAATGGCAAAGTGTGCAAATGCTTTGGATGTCGATGGGTTTTTCTTTGAGGTGCACAGGGATCCTGAGAATGCAATCAGTGATGGATCACGAATGATCAAACTTAAAGATTTTGAAAACATATTAAATCAAATAAAATGAAAGACTGGATAAAAAAAGAACAGGAGGTTTATGATGACTTGTGGTCAAAAAATTACACATCATCTCACTTTGGAAAGTTGAGTCAAGAGTTTCCAGATATCATGGACAAAGTCGACACAAAGGTCATCGACCTGGGTTGTGGAAATGCAGAAATACAAAAGACTTTCTCTAATTACACAGGAGTTGATATCTCAAAAACGATTATTGAAAAGAACCGAAAAAACATCAATGGAGTTTTTCATCATTTGAGCCTTTCAGATTTAAGGACACTATACTCACAGGAATTTGACACACTCATTGTCTTTGATGTGATGGAACACATTCCGATTCAGATGACAGGACTGGTGATCAGTGAAATCTCAAGACTAAATTTTAAAACAGCATACTTTAAAATCCACACAGGTCATTCTAGCTTTAAGGATAAAGATGGAAATGGATTGCACAGGACTGTGGCTGGTCGTGTTTGGTGGAATCACTTAATCTCAAATTTTATGACAATAGAATCAGAATCAAAAACAGGATATGAAATTTATTTAAAAGCAACTAAAAACAATTAATCATGAGCAAACCTTTATCAATTCAAGACTGGACAGTTGTGTCTGTCGGTCAAACACAAACAATCGGAAACAAAGGATTCCAAAAAAGAGAGCTAGTCATCACAGACAACAGCGACAACTATCCACAATTTAGAATGATTGAAGCGACACAGGACAAATGTGCTGATCTGGACAACATTTCAAAAGGAGACAAAGTCATTGTTGATTTTTGGGCTGGTGGTAGACAGTGGACAAACCCAGAGGGAATTGTCAAAACATTTAACTCTGATAAACTTGCAAGCATCAAGAAATCATCACATGACTGGGATCAATCTATCAAAGCAAATGTTGATCTAATTGCTGGAACTGAGTCAGCTTATGCATCAAAACCACCAAAATACAAAGAGGAGGATCTCCCCTTTTAAAAAAGAGGAGGATTTCCCTTTTAAAAAAACCGTTGGACTGATCCCCCTAAAGGATCACTTTTTTTCATTTGTTTAGTTAATCGATGAGAACCCTGGGAGAGATCCTGGGGTTCTTTGGTTAATAAGTGCCCCAAATCTGACACAAATTGTTGATGAGGTTTTTCGTTTATTTACATCATGCCACTCGCTCGATTTTAAAAGATCGAGAATGAACTATCAAAAATATAAAGCAAAGACACTGAGCCAGCTCAAGGCAACCGCTGTCCGACACTTCCATAAATTCATCAGAGAAAGAGACAAAGGCAAACCATGTGTCTCATGTGGCAAGTTCACAACACTCCAGGCTGGTCACTTTTATTCAGCAGGAAATTTTCCAGAAACCAGATTCGATGAGGACAATGTACATGGTCAGTGCAAAAAATGCAATTACTTTCTTTCAGGAAATCTCCTCCCATACAAAACAGAACTGATCAGCAGGATCGGTCAAGATCGATTCCAGATCATAGAAAACAAAATCACAATGAGCAAAAGAACTCGATTCAAATGGGATCGCTTTTTTCTCATTGAGATCATTGAGAAGTATAAAGAATTAAACAAACAAAGTCAATGACACCAGAAAAACAAGTTGAGGTTTTGTTCAAAAGACATTTGAAATGGCTTAACTATTCACACAACTATTTATCAGATGCAAACATGATGCATGCTGAGGATGTCATTCAAACAGCATACATGAAAGTGTTGATTGAACTCAGAAAGGTTCCAGGAAAGCAGATAAATGATGCTTATTTCTACAATACAATAAAAAACATCATTCTGGATGATAAAAAAAGAGCGACTGATCCTCTCAAGTTTTCTCAAGAAATCACAAACAAAAATCAATCACGTTTTCAAGAAAATACAGAAATCCCAAAAGAAAAAATCGATGAGATCATCAAAGAGATTGATCAGTATGTTGAAACCTTTTATCATTTTGACAAACTTCTGTTCAATGCATATCGCTATGAGTTTAAATCAATTCGCAAACTATCAAAAGCGACAAAGATTGGACATGTCCAGGTGTTTCAAACAGTTAAAAGATGCAAAGAAAAAATAAATGACAAATTAAAGTTCAAATATTATGGCAAAGAATAAAAAGAAAAAACAGAAAATCAAAGGATTGGGAGATGCAGTTCATGCAGTCACCTCAGCCCTAGGTATTGACAAGGTGGTCAAAAAGACATTTGATGCAGCTGGACTTGATTGTGGCTGTGATGAAAGAAGGAAACGATGGAATGAGCTTGTCCCCTTTACACGACAGCCATATGATTGCCTCACTGAGAATGAATTTAAGGAGCTTACAGAGATTTTTACAGTTCGAGGTGATGTTATTACCATGGAAATGCAGAAACGTCTCAGAAAGATCTCTGATCGCATTTACAGAGAAAGAACAGAGATGAGTTCATGTGGATCATGTATCCGAGAACTCCACAAGAAAATGAAAGCCATTTGGGAAAACTACAAAGAAGATGAGAGAAAGAATCAAGACTGAGCTCCTGAAAGCTCATCCAGACAATCCGAGATGGATCAGATCAAAAGACTTTGACAATCTAGTTGAATCAATTAGAAACTTTCCAGAGATGCTCAAGATCAGACCGATTGTGTGCAATTTGGATCATGTTGTCCTGGGAGGCAACCAACGTCTCCAGGCTGTCAGAGAACTCGGATGGAAATTTGTCGATGTTGAGGTTGTGGATCTCACAGAGGAAAAGCAAAAAGAATTTTTGATCAAAGACAACAACAGCTCAGGTGATTGGAACATGGACATGATCGCAAATCAATTTGATCTTGTCCAACTTGAGGACTGGGGAATGAAACTCCCTGACTTTGCCTTTGAAGCTGATGAACTGGACTTTGATCCAGAAAGATCAGAGGAGAAAGATGAATCTGAAAAATGTGAATGTTGTGGAAAATAGTCTGACAAAAACTGACACCAAAAAAAAGGCAGTAATCCAAGCAATGGAGAAGTCGATGGGGATTGTGACTCATGCATGCAAAATGGCAGAGATCTCCAGGGAAACATTCTACAAATGGATGAGAGAGGATGACCAGTTCCAGGAGCTAGTCACCCAGGCAACAGAACAAGCAAAAGATTTTGTCGAGTCAAAATTGTATGAACAGATCTCAAAAGGGAATGTTCCATCAATAATTTTCTACATGAAAACAAAATGCAAGGATCGAGGCTATATCGAGAGAACAGAACACCAGATCCAGCAATTCATTGAACAGCCAATTTTTCCAGATGTTTCAGAGGACGACAGCGATAAATAAACTCATGAGGCTCAAAAAGCCTCTCAGGATCATTCCAGGTGGATCATCAGCATCCAAAACATTTGGGATCCTGGCATTGCTGATTGATCATGCAATCAAAAACAAAGACTCTGAGATCGATGTTGTCGGATCAGATATTCCCATGCTCAGGAGAGGAGCTGTGACTGACTTTAAAAAGATCATGAAGTGGACAAAGAGGTGGAGAGAGGAGCAGTTCAACAGAACGACCCTGACATATAATTTCACCAATGGATCAACCATCTCATTTTTCTCAGCAGATTCAGAGGCAAAAGTCCGTGGGGCACGTCGTCAAATCCTGTATTTAAATGAGGCTAATCGAATTGACTTTGACACATTCTATGCATTAAGAATTAGAACCTCAGCCTGGACAATCATCGATTTCAATCCGACATCGGAGTTCTGGGCACATCAGGAATACACAAATGATCCAGATGCTGAATGGCTCACATTAACATATAAAGACAATGAAGCAGCTCCAGAGTCAGCTGTCCAGGAACTAGAGAAAGCCAGGATCAAGGGAGAGAATGGCAATGAGTACTGGAGGAATTTTTATGATGTCTATGGTCGAGGTCTACCAGGAAAACTCCAGGGAGCTGTGTTCCAAAATTGGGAGGAGGGAGACTTTGTCCAGAAAGGAACTGTCCTGTTTGGTCAAGATTATGGATTCGCCAAAGACAGCAGCACGCTTTGCAAAATTTGCATTGATTCAGATCGGAGGATCATATACGCTGAGGAGTGTTTCTATAAAACAGGACTCACAACTTCTGAGATCAGATCATTAAATCACAAATATGCTGGAGAGACTTCTCTGATTGTGGGAGATGTCGCTGAGAAACGTTTGATCCATGAGCTCAAATATGGAGAGCCCAGACTCAACATGGCAGAATCAATCAAAGGGAGAGACTCAGTCAATTTTGGGATTGCACTCATGCAGGATTACAAAATGATTGTCAAAGGTCAGAACCTGATCAAAGAGCTTAAAGGATATATCTGGCTGGACAAAGGATTGCCCAAACCTCTCCAGGGCGATCACATCATCGATGCCCTGAGATATGCAGTCACCTATCAACTAAACAACAAAAGAGCAGGCGAATATCATTTATTTACCTAGATAACAGCAACAAAAAAAAACGTTTTAAATATATGCAAGCAGAAATCACAATTCCAACAGACATGAAAGAGATCACTCTCGGACAATGGATGCAATTCACAGCAATGACAAAAGACATTGATGATGACGAGGTTTTCTTGATGGAAAAAACAATTGAGATTCTTTGCAACATCCCACTCCAGACAGTCAGAAAAATATCATTCAACTCAGTGACTCACATGTTTAAAGTACTTACAGAGATATTTGATGAGGTTCCAAATTTCGAGAGAAAATTTGTCATGGATGGTGTTGAGTATGGATTCATCCCACAGCTGGATGACATCTCTTTCGGTGAGTATGTTGACTTAGATACATTTCTCACAGATGAAAACAATTTGCACAAAGCGATGGCTGTTCTTTACCGACCAGTCAATCAAACATTGTCTGATCAATATTTGATTGAGGACTATGATCCATCCAGACAAAAGAAAATGAAACAGATGCCTGTGTACTATGCACTCGGAGCTCTGGGTTTTTTTTTGACTTTAAAGAAAGAATTATTGAGCAATACCCTGAACTATTTGGAGAAACAGACACTCAATCTGACACCTCAGCAAAGGCTGGATTTGCAGAAAAATGGGGCTGGTATCAATCAATCTATCATTGTGCTGGAGGAAGCCTCTCAAAATTTGATGAGATTACAGAACTACCACTCACAACCTGCCTGACATTCCTGGCATTTGACAAAGAAAAAAACGAAATAGAAACACAAAAATTGAGAAATGGAAAACAGAGTTGATTTGATTGACAAACTTTATGAGAGAGGATTTCTCAATGATGATGATCAACTGATGTTGTCAAATGGATTTGATGACGCAATCATCGGAATCACAGCACGCTATCCAAAGAGAGTCATTTATGATTACTATAAAGCAGTTGATGTGATCATGCGAGAAGATGGAGACATGGATCTGGATGAGGTGATCAACTGGATTGATGAACATATCAGCTATGATCTAGGAGATCAAACACCAATTTTTATCAAGACTATATGAATACACTGTACAAAATAATCGATGACATAAAAGAGATCCTGGACAATGAGCCAGGAATCAACACTGTGTCATATGGGAGTATCGATGATGTTGATCTGACAAAAACAACAATCTATCCACTCGCTCACTCTATTCCAGGCAATGCAACAATCCAGGACAGAGTGATCCTGATGAACTTCTCGATCATCCTGATGGATCTGGTTGACTTTAATAAGAAAGGAACAGACAATGAACAGGATGTCCTCAACAGCCTCCTGGCGATTGCAGCTCGTTTTGATGCTGAGATCAAAAGATCTGAATTGTATCGGAACAACTATGAGCTCCAGGGAACAATCGACTGTGAGCCATTTGTGGAGAGATTTGAAAACAATGCAGCTGGATGGACATTGTCATTCACAGTTGCAATGAAAAACGAAATGACGAGCTGCTAGTGAATATCAAAGAGACAAACAAAGCATTGACTGAATGGGCAAATCTAATTGTCAAGGATGCACGATCCAATGCAGCTCGAGAGTTTGGATCTGATTCAAACCTGGCATCTGCAATTGATAAGGATGTCAAGGTCGGAAAGAATTGGATCAAAATTTCATTCACTCCAGGATATGCAACATTCCCAGATCTAGGGGTCAGAGGAAACACTGGCATCCTGAAAGATGGGAGGAGGTCATCGCCTTATCAATACAGGGACAAGATGCCTCCGACATATGCTCTGGACACCTTTGTTCTCAAAAAGCTCAAAGGATTAAAACGAAATGAAAAGGGACAGATCATGAGTCGAAAGTCTCTCAAGTTTGCAGTCGCCAAAAACATTCAAAAATTCGGAATTAAACAAACTCTCTTTTTTACTAGACCCTTTGAAAAATACTTTAAACAATTACCTGAATACATCACTCAAGCATTTGGAGAGGATGTGGCGAAATATTATGTCACAGCTTTCAAAGATTCAGTCAGTGATCAGTTCAAGATTGCAGCTGAGAAAGCTAAAAAATTTAATTAAAATCATGTCAAGAAAAATCAACGTCAGATCTCCATTTTATCTTTTTGTCAAACCGACACCTGAAGTGACAACCACAACCACAACTGAGGCACCTGCTACCACAACCACAGAAGCTCCAGCAACCACAACAACGACAGAGGCTCCTGCAACCACCTCAACAACATCGGCTCCTGCAACGACAACCACTCAAGCCCCTGCAACTACCACAACGACCTCAGCTCCAGGGACAACAACAACAA